AAACTTAGCTCCTCTATTGGCTAACATATCTGTTGAGACTGGTGGTAGTTTTAGTGAGGAACAAAAACAAGACGGTGGTCCCGGAAGAGGGATGTTCCAGTTTGAGAAAGGTCAGCTAAGAGACTACAATAATTTTATAAGTGATGGTGAGAATACTAAAGACAAACAAGCTAAGTTTGTACACTCAAACATCTATGGCGAGAAGGGTAGTAGACCTCACGACCTAGGGTGGAGAGCTAGAGGTATGCTCTCTGATTCATTTAAAGGTCAAGGGTCAGTACAAGATAAGGCTCAAGTATTTTCAGAGCAGTATGAGAAGCCTTCGGACCCTCACTTAGAAAGAAGAAGAGAAGAAGCTGATAGATACAATAGATTATTATTCTTAAATAAGGTAGGTCTATAATGGGTTGGTTTACTGACACACTTAATGCACTAGACAAACCATCCAATGCACTACAAGGATTAACTGTAGGTGGTCTTGAGGGTATGCAACGAGGGTGGAATCAAGAAGAGAACTATGACTTTGAACAAATATGGGATGAAGATTTACAAAAGAAAGGATGGTCGGAACGAGAAGGGTTTGGTGAGACTGCTAGTTACATAGGTTCAACCGCTCTTAACTTAGTCTTTGACCCTTTGAATTTTGTTGGTGTAGGTATGTTTAAGAAAGGTGCAAAAGCTGCAGGTGAAATGAAAGGTGCTTTAACTTCTGTCAATCCTAATATAATTACAGATTACTATGGTCCTATGGCTAAAACTTTAGGCGCTATGGATGAAGCAGAAAAGTTTGCTAAGCTGGCTGGTTTAGGTAAGAAAGAAATTAAAATGATGAGAATGGGTGAGGCTTTGGTTGGTAACGTAAAAGGAAAAGCTGTTGCAGGCGCTGAAGGATTAATGAATGCTGCTAAAATGCAACTACCTAAGAACAGAGCTACATACAGAGACACAGGTATTAGTAGACCTCTGTTTGAATCAGCCGAAAGAGCTCAAGGCTCTCACGCTATGAATGATAGAGAAATGATAGGCAGGGCTATCTTTAATAAATGGGTGGCAAAACAAGCAGGTAAGAAAGGAAGTACAAAAGCATTAGACGATGTAGTTTCTAGGGCTGTGTATGTTGACGAAGTAGGTGATGTTACAAGACCCTTAAAGAAAGGTTTCTTTGAGCACGCTAATATTAAAGCAATGGGTGATGTGTCTAAACATTTGACAGACAAAGAGATAGCTGACACTGAAAGATATCTTATGGATACTTGGCGACAAAAAAATGCTGGTCAAGTTATGATGGATGTAGGTAAGAAAGGATTAAATAAACTAGGTCAGTGGGGAATAGACTATCCAGTTACAGGTTTTAATATGTCTAAAGGAAAAGCTTTATCTTATGACACTGGCGATTTAGTTACAATCAAAAGACCGGCTAATAAAAAAACAGGTAATCACTGGAATGATTGGAACCACTCAACCCAACTAAATGCAATAGCAAAGCAATCCTTTAATGTAGATTCTCTTCCTAAAACTGTTGATGAGTTATATGATAGTATGAAAAATGTTACTTACATAAAGAAGAATAAAATCACAGGTGCTGATGAAGTAAGTAAGTTAGCCGGATTAAAAAAAGATACGGATGGTGTGTACTTTGCTTTTAGTAAAGCAGGTTCTGGCATAGTAGAAGGCGGTGCTAACTTTAGAACTAAAATTAAATTAGATGGTGATGGGTTTGCAGTTATGAGTGATGAGCATAACTTAGCAGAAGCACTAGTTGGCAATAGATTAAAAAGATTAATTACTGTTAGTCCTCCAATGCACTTTAATATATTTAGAATAAAACCAAGAGCTAGCCAAACAAACTCTGGGAAACTTATACCTAACCCTGTTAAGCCTGAAGTAAGAACTCACGCAGGTAAAAGCTGGACAGAAAAAAGAGTGGGTGGTAAGAGAGGCGCAGGAAATAAAGGAACAGTGGTTAATACAGGTATGCCTGATGTTAAGAAATTCCTAATGGACCAACAGCCTTCTGCTGAAACACTCAGAGCTGAACGAATGTTTATGGCAAGAAAGATGTTGGGCGCTGTGTCTATATCAGGTGGTATGCTTAGTGACTCGTCCTCTCGGTAAAGGACATAAGAGCATCGTCTATATGTAGATACCCTACCTCTTTGTCAATCCAACTCCTCCCTTTGAACTCCGTGTTCTTAGGGAGTTTTTTTGTGTGCCACTTAAAGTCATAACCTTCTTCTTCATCCTCCATATTGGCAGGGTCAAAGACATAAATAATCGTGACACCGGTGTCAGCTTTTTCATCCGGCATAGCCACCGCGTACCAAAATTCAAAATTGTTTTTCTCTGCAAACTCTTTATTCCAATCATATTTCATCCTCTCAATTATAGTATCAGGGTAATGTTTATTCCTGCATTTAATCTCTAACATAATACCGTGGTCTTTATCAAAGGCATCATACCTAGAGAACTTGTCGTCCATCGGTTCAAAGTTATACTGCAAACCGTTGAGTGCTTCTATAACTTTAGTCTCATTCATACAAGCCATCCTTTCTGTAGTGCATTTAAAAACATAACTACATACACCATACAACCTGCTGTTGTACCTGCTATTAATAACATAATTAAATCTCTTATTTTATATATCATTCTTCTGTCCTCCATCCGTCACACATATTAGAATCAAAAGGTTTACAGATTAACTGCTCCTCAATTATTGTTGGTAAATCTTTAGGGCTGTCGTCAACAAGCACAAGCCCTACGCCTATTAGTAGTATTATTAGAAGGTTCATTCTACATCCCTCTCTTCTTCTACTAGGTCAACTAACTCACACACACTACCAGTACAAGCTAATGTCTTTGAGCCTACTGTCATATCTGTAAGCTCATACTCACTGATTAAGTCCCAGTTCACAGACTTAGGCATCTTCTTAGCCAGTGCTGTGTACTCTTTCTTAGTACAGTCTTCGTATGGTGCTTGCTGATATGAATGGTCAGAGTGTGGTAGGAAACTAACACCACTAACTTCATCAAAGTGTTTGTATACCCACGCTCCTACTTCCATCCACTCGTGCTCTCTAACACTAATGGTTACACTAGGCTTGTGCTCACAGTAATATCTTTGGTAAGTAAGCCATAGCTCTAGCTGTTGCAAAGCAGTCCTATCATTCCTAAGTATAGCTCCTTCAGGTGCTTTCATAGGGAATGTAAACACCTTAACACTATTAGGTTTCATAACATCAGGCTCACAAGGTATGCCTTGGTCTTCCATTAGCTGTGCTATTGGGTCTTTAGCATCTGCTCTAACTCTACGTAGGTAGTAATCGTTGTGTCTAGTATGTATACCACTAGCACTATCAACTAACTGACTGACTGTACCACTAGGTTTAATAGCAGTAGTAGCAGTAGATTGATTGATACCCATTAGTTCAGCCCAATGTTTATTTGTTGCTACTGTTTCTTTACGTAAGTCTGCAAGAAAATCAGGTAGGTTACGCTTACCGTAGTACCCTCTGTCTGTTCTCTCACTGCCATTCATAAATGAGTTATCCATAATGCCAGTCAAAGACACACCAAGTAGTGCTTCCTCTTCTGTATTGTGCACCCACTTAGGTCGTAACCTTTTGAAATTAGTTAGTGATGATTGGAACGTACCCAGTATAGTAGCTAGTCTAACCTTACGGAGTATGTCTGATTGTTTATCGTGGGCTCTTACTACTACCTCAGTTAGATTACAGAACTGTCCGTCTCTTAATAGTATTTCACTACAAGGATTACACCCGAAGTCGTGGTTAGTATCACGCCTGCCACTCTTAGCTACCTGTTTAATCGCAGCTTCTCTATTAAAGATACCACGCTCACCAGACTTAGACTCGTACAAGGATGTCCACTCTTTCATAAAGATACCAATGTCTGGCTTCTCTGTGTAGCATACACTGTTGTTACTCAATGCCATCTCAGGTGTAACTGACCACCACTGCCCAGACTTAGCACCACGCATACGTTCATCAGTTAGATTAGATAGAGACATCAGTGCACTTCGTCTAACACCACCCACTACAACTACTTCTGCTATCTTACACATCATACGGTGACACTCGTAGCTTGTTAGCTTACGCCCACCTGCTTCCTTAAAGATGTTAGTAGAGAAGTTAAACAAATCAAGTAGAGGTTCAGGTCCACTAGCTCTACCACCAAAGGTATTGAGCCTAGCACCTTTAGGTCTGACATTAGAGAAGTCCCACTTAGGCATCTCACCATCATACAAGTAAGTGATTAGCTTGCGAAACGCAGACTGCCATCCTTCTTTAGAATCCTGGACTACTATAGTGTCTTCTACTTCTACCATATCTGTTGGTACTTCAGGTAGCTTGTTAACAAACTGACGTTCAACACTAAAGCCTACACCAGTACCGTGCATCAAGACAAACAGACATTCATCAAATGCTTTAGGATGGTCGACACTAAGGTAAGCACAGTTGTATCCTGCTATGTGGTTCTTAGCTAGAGCAGGTCCTGCTGTCATCAAGGCTCGCATACTAGGCATAACTTCTAAGTTAAGTACAGCATCCTCAAGTACCTTACGAGTCTTAGGTACTAGCTCTTGGTTAGTATTCTCTTTGAGATGTACTTCCATAAAATCAAAGTAACGAGCGACAGTCTCTGCCCACGTCTCTCGTCTCTTCTTCTCAGGTAGCCATCGGGCGTACCTACTAAGTGCTATAAAGTTTTGGTAATCATTTGGTAATGTGTTCATTCATCCTCCATTGGGTCGATTTCAATGTTGACCATCTTGTTGCCATTGTCATCTAAGTAAGTATTATAGTGTAGTCTTCCTTCTCTGTGCATCAGTATAGCATCTGTTATCCCTCGGTCATAACACTTAGTTCCGTGTCTCCATAATAATAAACCTCCTATTATTAATAGAGCTGACATCAGTAGTGAAAAACTTTCAATCGATATCATCATCATCTTCATCTTCAAACTCCTCTCGTTTATCCATCAGTTTATCCTCGAACTCGTGTAGCAAATCTTCTGTTGTTATGTCTAAGATTTCACACAGAGTACAAGGGTCTACTATCTCTTGAACTATACGTTCCTTTAGTTCATTCAGTGTTAGAGCCATACTGACCTCCTTCGTGCTCTATAAGTTTATCTAAAAACCACCGAGCCTTCTTTAAATCTTCTACACCATTCTTATCACGCCACCTAAAAACATATTTGCAAATACTGGCGGTGAGATAATCCATATCTTGGTCTAGAATAAAATCAATGCACTCAATATTACCACGCTTGTAGTGGTTAGGATTTATATTATCTTCGTCCATTCTTTTAGCTCCTTAATTTCTTTCGTTGAAAATATTTTAATATTATACTTATCACACCACTGTCTATAAGTAATCTTATTACCCTTGGCTACCTTAGCATCAGGTCGGGGCATTAGGAAGATTAATTCTTTGCCTTCAAATGTCATTTGCTCAGCAATAGATTTATACTTCTGTCTGTCCCCGCTTCTGAAGAACCCTTTAACTTCTATATGATACTTACCCTTAACAAAGTCAGGGGTGTAGTTCTTTCGTATCGTATAGGCTATCCTACAAGGCTCATACAACCACTCTTTACCGAGAGCTTCTGAGCATTCCTTCTCTAGCTTACTCCGAAATTTTGTTGCCATCTTTATCAACCTCCAGTACAGACGGTACGTTCTCTACCTTTACTAAGTAGCGAGGACCAGTAGAATAAATAAAAGTTCTAAGCTCGTCACCCCAACACTGTTGCTTGTACGCACAGTAGCTACAACCTACAGCAAGTTTCATATTGCCTGACTTACCATCAGGTATAGGTTCATAACATCTCTTAGGTGGCTCTGCTTGTTTAACTACTCTCTTAATATTCTTAATCCTATCTACTATTGAGAAGAAATTAAGCTTAGTCCAGTACCATTTAGATTCATCTTCCATATCATACTTTAGATATGTCAGGTGTCCATTAGTCTTATCCATTACCAACCAACCTACATCTTTAGTCTTCTCAGAGTGAGCGTAGCCTTTGATTTGGTCTATGTATCCAAAAGGGTCATCATTAATAAGAGAACCATCCTTGAATTTCTTGAACCCATAAGGTGATGCTGACTTAACATCTGTTAGTACACCATCAATCTTACAGTCCATAGAACCTTTGATACCGTTGACCTCTGCTTTCTTCTGAGTATCTGTAACGCTATGTCCGGATAGTTTAGTAAGAGCGAGAGCTAGTTCTTCAATCAAGTGACCATAAAGAAACTTAATTCTAGTGTGGGGCATAAGCTCCTCACCTTTGTACCCGTTGTATGAGTACCATAACTGTCTATCTTTCTTACCTATGTTAGACATACGTAACTTACGTCTATCAAACTTACTCTCTGTGATGTTGTTACGCATCATCTGTTTGCAATTCTCACCAAAGGTTTCTATTGCTTCTTCGACATCTACACCTTTAGGTATTACCTTGGTGTCAATCATACGATATATGTCGTCTACTAGTGTGTCTGTTGCCACGTTTTACCTACCTTATATTCACCGTCCAGTGGACAGTTTAGTTTAAAAGACTTACCTGCTTGGATGATAGACCCTACCGCTAGACCACCGAAGAAATCAGCTTGGTCATCTCTGACCTCACACTGGAATTCATCGTGCACATTGAGTACAAACTTATAATCTATCTTGTACTGTGTAGCATATGCATCTAGTAACACCAACGCTTTCTTCATTATAACCGCACCTGCACTCTGTAATAGAGTATTTAGTGCTGAATGTTGAGAGCGTATGTGTAGCTTACGTCCATCTAACCCAGTCACCCATCCTTTCTCACTGGATTTAGTGACCTTAGTTCTTAGTAATTTTAAAGAAGGAGTATTATCAAGGAAGTTCTTCTTAAGTTTACGTCCGAGATATGACCCACCTCCTACAACCTCACCAATCTTAGCATCACCCGCACCATATAGGAACGCATAGATAAAAGTCTTAGCTTGGTCTCTAGTCGCAAGACCGGCAGACAATTGATTGGCAGTATGAA